ATCAGTATAGTCGGTTACTCCAAAAGTATCGAAGGTTCTAGCCATAGGCATAGGTAATCCATCCTGAACAGTTAGTAGTGGAGGGTGTTTTCCATTAGAGTTAATTTTCTGAAATACTCTATTTGAGACTGGCCCTACAAAGTTCCATAATGTTGACTTACCTGTTCCTGATGTTTGAACCCAACAAAAATGCACTCTTGTATCTTCGTGGTTTCTGCCATTTGGTATGATAACGAAGTCCTTTACAATCTGTCCTAATAGATTAAAGAAACTAATACCAGCAGGTATTTCATTATAGTGAGATACCTCTATTGCTGATTTCTGAAACCCTCTAACAATTGCTGGTAAGGCTTCACTAAATATACCTGCATTCTCTTGAAGTAATTCCTCATATTCGCTTTCGTCTTCTTCCTCAAAATTATACAAATCTTGATTTCCGTTTATTTTATTTTCATTCATATTTTCACCTTCTTTTCGGAGTTTAATGTGGAGACTATTCTTGTGGCTAAGGTTTCTCCGATACCTTCAATGGCTTGTAATTCATATGCTGAACACTCACCTATTTCCATAATAGAACCATATTGTTTTATTAGTTGTTTTGCTTTTTTAATTGATACGCCTTTAATGCTACTTAGTAAATCTATTCTTAAATCATCTGTTGTTATTCTTTTGAATATTTGTGGTGCTATTGTATCTCTTGTTATTGGTTTCATTTTACTTACTGCTGTTATTATTAGTGCCGCTTCTTCTTCCGTCTTAACCCAAAAGGGCTTGACATCAGTATCTAAAACTATTCGTCCTACTGCCCCAAGAAACTTATTATTAAGCATAATACTTCTTGTGCCGATAGGCATTTTACTAGGAGAATGAGTAATTACATTATGGATGGCTTCTTCCATATCTCCATAAATGATAACTACATTAGTTTTGTAATGTCTATCCATATTATCTAATTGAGTCCACAATCTTTTACTCATTACAGACCCTAAGAAATCAGTTGTTGATTTCGCTTCAAAACAAACATCATCACAAACATAGTCGCCTATTTCAATCCATCTTTTCTCACAAGGTATTCTTATGGCTTTTGCTTTCTGCATGACTAATTTAGATAGTCGAGAGTTTTCTCTTGAATCAATTACTAGCATCTGGAAACCTCCAACATTTACCTATACAAAACCCTTCACTGATTAATTTATCACAATGCGGAGTATTGTAGTTATTGAATACTGTAAACTTGGCATGTTTACGAGTTGTGTCTTTATCCCAATCTAACCATATTGAATCAGAATCAGCAAATACTCTATCTAATTCTTCCACTACTAAGTCCAAAACCTTTGATTTATCTGCCTGAGTTTCAAGATTTTGATAGCCTGAAAGTAAGTCTCTATACCAAGAAACTAAGTATGCTCTAGAAATATGAGAGGGATTTTCCACCATAACTGCATTGTGTAAACAAGGCAACATAGGCAGTTTTCCTATCGTGTCCGGCACAGAAACCTCACCACCTATCGCTTCTAGGGGGGGTGCATCGGGGAATACCACCAAGTTATTTCCACTCATTTGGAAAGGTAAATGGCGAGGCCTTTGAGCCAAAGACAATATACCTTCAAGGCCGAATGAAAGGTCTTTTTTAGTTAAGGGAATACAATAATACGGCATTCCCTTATCATCAGCAGATGACATGTTTACAGTATTTGGTACTCTTCTCAATCTTGTAATTTGACCTACTCTTTCATCGAGAGTATTCTTTCCTGAGAAGTTTGCACCAAGTATTGTCTTAAACTCTCTAAAGAATACTTGGATATTTCTAATGCTATCTGTGCGTTCTCCAAACAAAAACAAATGAAAGCCTCTTCCAGAAAAGAAGAGAGTATGCTTCCAATCATTTTGGATAACTCTTTGCATTACCATTTGAACATCTCTCCAAGCCAATTCTAAATCATTATCATGCCCGTCAAAATCTAAAAATACTCTATCTAATACAACTGTTGAATCTATTTTCGCTTTTTCTGAAAAATGTTCAAAGTCATAAACGGTTGTATAAACATTTGTTCTATTATTTTGAGCATTAACAAACTCAGCATATTCATTCCTCGACCACGCTATCTTTCTTTTCATCTGTGGTGCGTTCTTTATGTGGCTTCCCGCCCATACTTCTCTCGGATATTTCATTTTTATTTCCCCCAAAATCTATTGTTGCATTACTAAGCATATTTTTAATTATTTCTGCTATTTCTCCCTTTAAGGAAGTTAGCACTACTTCTCTAATAGCATGTTCAAAATCCCATCCTACTAGATTTTCATTTATTCTGACATCTCTCACTAAGTCTATTCTTTCAACAAGAGTCATTTCTTGCCATACTTCTTCAGAAAGAGAAGTTATTGTAGTAGTTAAATCTGATATTTCATTAAAAGTCCAACTCTTACCCAATACTTTTTTTGTTATTAGTTCTTTCATAGATGTTCACCTTTCATTCTTGCTGGTAAAACTTTAGTCCAATTACAAACATCACAGCAGTAGCCACCTTTACTTAAATAATGACCATGCCCTTTTATTTCTTCATCACATAGTTTACATTTCATTTAATCAGCCCCATGTATCTGTTTGTGCCGCATCGCATATTCCAAAGAATGAACAGAATGAGCAAGTCTTATAGTAAAACTTAGGCGCAAAGTTATCCTGTTCGTAGGAATAAATTAACTTAGCAATATTATTCTTAACTGAAGTCATTGTTCTTGGTTTAATCTTCTCAACAAAAACATAATTAGAGGCTGGATAATACCATCCCCAATGAGTTACAGCCATATCTTCTGATAAGCCTAATTTAGTTAATACTTCTTCACTACAATTCTCAATCATTAACTGATAAAATGCCATCTCTTGTCTCATTGAAGTTTTCTTATAGTCTTTCCAAGGCCCAGTTTTATATTCAAATGGAATTAAACCATTATTCTCTATGAATACTCTATCAATAATACCTTGAAGATGTATAGTATAGTCTCTTTGAAGGCTATATTCTTCGTAATCATTCCATGCCCCTCCCTTATACGGGCCAGCAGAAATAGTTACTTCACAATCAAACATTCCCTCATTCACAATAGGCAGGTATTCTTCCACCTTACCTTCTGATTGAGCCTCAATAAATCGCTGTGCTTCAAACGCTGACACTGTTAAGGATATGTCGAAATACTCATCAATAGGCATAAGACTGTTACAGTATTCTATAACTTCTGTATTGCTCATAGTCTCTGCTTTCTTAATATCAAAATCATTGAAAAACTTCTCTCTATGATTATGTAGTACAGTACCTTTACGCATGGCTTCAGTTTGGTCTTGAGGCAGTCTTTGAATATAACTAAACTCATATTTCTTAGGACACCAATTAAATGACCCTAATGAAGATTTACTTATCTTCAATATAGGTTTTGAAGGGTCGTCGTAATTCTCCGGTATGAAATCATAGGTATATCCTCTCATTGATTTTATTTTTGCTTCGTATTTTTCTTCATCATTCATTTATTTTCACTCTCCCATTCAGCAATACAACGATTGCATATATTTTTAACTCCCTTTCTAATTTCTTTACCATTAGAATTAATTAATTTGCTTCCACATACATAGTATATGCGAGGGAATTTAGCAAATAGTTTGTCACACCCTTTTATTCCTTTTATTCCTTTTATTTCATTAGTCAAAACCATTCCTCCAAACTAAGTTGTATTTTTCCTGTTCGTATTCCAGTAATATCCCAATCCATAGCCTTGTAAATAGGCTTGGCTTTATCAATTACCTGTTCAGCATAATGTTTCCAATTGGGCTTGACATCAATAAAGTCTTTCAAGGTTATGCCTGAAATATATTCAACACTTCTCTTCTCATGAGTTAAAGGATGAATGTAAGTCTCTGTACTGTTTGCTTTAAGGAATAAATAGGAATCATCAAACTCTGTATTATTCTTCTGCCAGCAATACAATACTCCGGCTATCCCTGAACCTATGGATGGTCTTTTACCTTCCAAGGTTAGAAACTTAGATGTAGGGCTAGAACACTTCATACAAACTTGATATTTAAGTTTCAGGCATTCTTTAAGATGGTATTTCTTATTGCACTCTGAACACTTCACCATAAAACGATTCTGTCTAAGTCTGCTTCTTTTTATTATAGATTCAATGGGTATATTGCCTTTCAATGTATCTGAATAGACACTATACAAATACTTAGTCACTTCTTCTTGGGATTTATTCTGCACCCACATTTTAAGTGCGGTGGTCTGTACTTCTTTGGCTAACTTAGTTTCACTAACTCTTTTAGCAGTAAATCCTGTCATAGTAAACTTAGATTCATCTAAACCTACTCCATCTTCCCAAGTAATCATGCCAGCGTTTCTGTTCTTGGTAGTACCTACTCCTAAAGCAGAATAATACTTTTCAAACTCCAATTGAACAGGATGCTCTTTCAGCCCCATTACATTAGGAAAATGTTCTCTAACTGATTCTTCTATTTCTTTTACGACTTCTTCTGCTCTTTCAACAGAATCTATCTGAACATAAATAGAATCAGTGTGGCCGTAAACTACTTTCATTCTAACCCCTTCAGTTTAGCAAGTATTCTTTTCTCTATCTTTTGAGATATAGTTTCGTGGTTTATAGTCCAAGCGTCAATCTCATTGATTTTAAGAGTGTCTTCTATATCAGAAGATGCTCTTTGTTGGTCTTCTAGTTTAAATAACTTATGACTTAACTCTTCTATTTCATTTTCTAAAGAGGTAATAGTTTCCATTACAGATTCTAATTTCCCAATTAGACTGTTTGTTCTTTCTGCTAAGGCTTCATTTTCTTTTGTTAATCTAACTATTTCTTCATTCATAATATCACCGTCACTATTGTTATAATGGTCGCTATGTTTACGATATTTACCATCATTAATATCTTGTTACTCTTTGCTATCATAGCCAGCAATTCTTCTAATAACTCATTCGTCTTATCCATCATCATTATTAACACCTACAATAATAGCATTACGCTTTAAGTTATTCATCATTTGAAATAGTTCCTTTACTTCTTGTAATGTTATATCCCAAGTCTCTTCTGTATCATACGATACTTTAACTGTTACATATTTAATCTTCATTTACTCTCACCTTGTATAAAAACGAACCTTTATGTTTACCCACTACAATACAAACTTTACCTAAAAACTGACCTAAGCCATGTGTAGTAGGTATGTAAGCAGTACCATGTTTATCTAACAATGCACTCTTAACATTCTGTGAAGTAAAAGGCTCATCTATGTCTTTAATTATTTGTAGTACCCATCTCTCGCTATGTTTATTCATACTTCCATCTCCTTTGCGTGTCGCATCATCATATGTATTTCCAATGCTTGATGGCTAAAATAAGCCTCTTCGCATACTTTACAATAGATTCTTTCCTCTATTGATTTCTTAAGCATCCTTTCTTTTCGCTTATTGTTTTTTATTGCTAACATCTTATTACGAATATTAGAGTCTATTTTAGAAGGCCCACCAAAGGGCCATGTGTCTAAAGTAATAAGGACTAGCCTTGATATTGGAAACTTTTCCTTTACAAAAGGATATAATAATAAATCAAAAGGCAGTAATACAACTAATATCGCTATGACTAGTGCCGCTAGAAATATGTATATGCCAACATTAGCCATAATACCAAAAATAATAAGAAGTGCCGCAATAGCAAATATCCCTATAATTACTTCCATCTCATTCCATCTCCTTTGCTTTAAATGCCGCTAATCTAATTGCTTCTCTTGCACTTGCAGTAATACTAGCGGCTAGACTAACATTAGCCCAACCAAATCCCTGAAAGGCAAGAATCCCATAGAAAGATGCAGATAATCTTTTGACCGCCATTTGGTTATTATACCACTTAGCGTATTCTCCATTATCAGTTTCTCTTGCTTCTCTCATTAGATTCTTGTATTCTGTTCTTAATTCCTTCAAGTCTAAAACTGCTTGAGGCAAAAGACCTAACTTATCTGTTTTGAAGTAAACCATTTCTTCTCTATTAGTCTCACTAAAGTCTCTTGGAGTCAATATATTAACTGCAAATTTAGTTGGTTCATCTGAAATAGTCTCCCATGATATGTTTCTGGCTACAATCATACTTGGATATAGACCGCTATAATCAAATGCGGCTACACCTAAATGTAATCCATTAGTATTCTCACTTAATGGGTCATAAATCATAGCCCCTTCATAGGTTACTCTCTTCTCCACTTTAGTTCCTGTGGGTGCTTTCCACCCAGCATTTCTCATAAAGTAAATTGAACCCATATGAGAAGCATAGAAACAAGCATCAAATGGTGCTTTCAATAGTCTTTGTAAAGATAAGATTGCTTCACTACAAAAGTTAGTTTCATCTATCTCCACAATCAATTCAACATCTTTCAAAGCATATTGTAAATAAGTTTCAGTATCTTGTAACCAACCCTTTCTGTAAAATTCATTTTTGTCTGCAAACTTTTCAGATTCTAATTTATTTTTACCTAATACAGTCTCACCTATGTAATCTAAACTCAATGAAGGTAATGTCCCTCTTTGAGAATCATTCCATTGTCGCTCAAAAGCCGTCTCTAATGAGAGGGTTATGCGGCCACCTATGGGCTGTTCTATGGGGTTGAATCCATTTTCAGCATAAGCGAATTTAAATCCATCCTCGACCTTCTTTACGCCCTTAATTGAGGCAATAGGAGACATTACTAGGGGGTTTAATCCTAACTTACATACTCTATCTAATAATTTAGGTACATCAGCAAAGTTACCAAACCATGCAATTAACATATCAGGGTCTTTGTTTACCATTGTAGTCATAAAGGATTCTAACATATCTTTTTCATTATTAAAAATAAACATGTCATGATTAGGCATTCGCCCTATCTTTTTCTTTTTAGGAAACCAAACCCACTGGTAATACTTCTCATCATAATTATCATACATTACAATGGTAGTAATCTTATCATGGTGTTCTCCGCCTTGTTGCCATTCCATATCCCAATACCATTTACGCATTTTGTATTCTGGCATTTCATTAATGTTATCAACTGAATATCTGAAATGATAAGGAACATCTGCCTCAAAGGTTCTGATAAAATAATTTTGAGCCTTCTTAATATCAAAAGCATTTTCAACATATACTCTCTTCAATGGCTCATTATCAAGATTAATCCAATCTCCTTTCTCATAAGTAAAGTCTCTAACAATGTATTTACTTGCATTATATTTTGGTATTTCTTTTTCAGTGTCGAGAACATAGAAGTAAGGTCTAAAGGGTTTCACTTCCGCTTTTTTCTCTTCTCCTTCTCTCCAACTTAAATAGATATTTTTACCATCGTTAGTTTTACTAATTATCATTATTATTCCCCATTAATATAAGGTGCTTTTAATAGCATTCTGTCATCAGATACTATTAGTAGTGGAAACTCATCTTTTGAATAAAAGTTGAGCAGTTGGTCTTTCTTAAAGAAAGCATATAGTGGGCCGCTAAATTCAATAGTACCCGATTCACCAAGATTAAACATTGGTTCAATGGTTTCAGAATACTTATTCTGAACATTGGTTCTAGTGGAGAAGGTACTTAGATTATCATTATAATCTAACTTGTAAACTCCACTCTTAACTAATTCACAGTTACGCAAGCAGTCTTGAAATACTCTTTGCGGTAAAGTAAATGCACCTTCAAATTTAGACTTACCAAAGGTGAATAAAGTCTCAGGTTGTGGTTGATAAGATACATGATTTAGCAGATTCTTTGCTCTCTCAAGAACAGTCTCATTAGGATGATTTACCACTAACGGTATAGAAGCCTTCTTACTTCCGCTACTTACACTAATGAAATCATTTACAGTAAAGGCCACTGGGCCACTAAATGATTTAAGATACGGTAGCACAGTATGGCTATCTAAAACAACCTGTCCGTCTTTAGTACCTGTTACTTCTAAAGTAATAGATACTATAAAAGTCGCATCTCCATTATACAAAGTCAATTGATTTTCACTTAATGATAAGTAGGCATACTGCCCGATAGTGGAATTAGTAAAACCACTACCGGACAAATGCTTGCCTCTGACTTGTAAACTTTCTAATGCTTCTTTTAATTCTTCACTTTCTATACTAAACTTCATTTATTTCTCTCCTTATTTTTCTCACTTCTATTTCTAATTCAGTTAATTTACTTTGTAGTTTTATAACTACATTTCTCTTTAGATATATTTCTTTTGTTCTTTTAACAAAGGGATTAAGTGACTGTTCTTCACTTATTGCTTGAAGCAAACACTGTAATTTAACTATATCCTTCTCTTTCCAAAGGAAATCTGGTAATTCTAATTTTTTAGGAGAATACCTTATCCCTTTATTTTTAGTTGGAGTATATTTACTTGAACAGTAGTCGCAATCACAGTGCATATAACACATATCTCTGTTTTCATTTTGACAAAGATTGTATCTTTCGTCGTTATTATCATACCTTTTACATCTATCGCCCGCTTTTACTCCATGTCCGTCATTTACTATACCGTGACATTGGCCTCTTTCTGCCGAAAAAGATTTAGTCAAATTAAACCCTCTCTTAATTCAGGACTACCTTTCCATGTTACCCCTGAAGGATTAATGGTTAGCGTTTCCCAAGTTGTACCTACCAAAGCAGTATTTGTTTTACTGCTCAGTAATTCAGATTTATACACAACATCACCCTTCTTTAGAGTACGCTTAGTATTAATAATCTGATGTAGGTAATCTCCCCAATTGTGCCAATTAGGTTTAGAACCAATTACTTCACCTGTTGCGCCATAGTCGGCCTTTGAGTGAGTAATGTATATTTGGTCACAGTTTAGATTCTTACACATCATTAACAATGAATAGAAAGGAGCATTTCTTTTACCCCATTCAAACTTCATCTTTTGTGGCTTTCCAATCTTAGAAG